TTCTCCGTATTCAGGTCTTCTCATTGTTTTTTCTTTGTTGTCGACGAGGCCTATCTAAGAGCCATGGCTGCAGATCTCGTCGAATAAGTTGCCACTACTGAAGTCCTTGGTAAGTAAATCATCGCCATTGATCAGACAGCGATGACCAGTCCATTCCTTGAACTGGATTTTCCCACTTTCCAAGAGCGTGGTAAGCGCCATATCGACGACTGTCTTGTTTGCTAGGCAGAGCAGTGGGAAGCTCATAAGGCTCCCCATTGGCTGACCGCTCTCCGCGATTCCCGAATCCAAGCTAAGGGATCCCAGGACATCCAGGCAGTTGATCTCGTCGACACTCAGACCCACACTCTTTTGCTTAAGCACATCTATCATCTCACGGACATACGCCAATTTAATATTGTCTGTGGCAGAGGCGTAATCAAAGCTGAGCCAATCACGACCGGCACAGCCCGCTTCAAGATGCGCGACTTTTTCATCGGTAGGGCTTCCGACTAAAAGCCATCCCCTCCGTTTTAGGCAGGCGTAGAGTCGTTGGTGAAGAGGTTTCAATACCTCACTGTTGAACCCGGAATATAAAGTAACAATCCGGGGCTTCCCCTTCGAGTAGACACAATCTACAGAAGGTTCACTACTAAACGCCTGGCGGTTCCAGTTACCGCCGTCCCGCCTAGAGTAGGAGTTTGTAGCGTGGCCATTAGGGACATAGACCACGTTCTCCTTACCCTTGTCCCAACCATCAGGCACGTTAAGTGAAAACGCTTGCCTGAACTTAATGAGATGTTGCTGGTCAACTTCTCGAGGCTGGCACCTCGCCTTTTTCCAGTTATCCACCATTGTCTCCTGCAGGTTTTCGCAGTAAGAACACGGTTGACCGTCGATTATCATCGACGTCTTGATGGATAGCTCCTGAGCAACGGTAAGCTCAGGTGCGTACATTGACCGAACACTACTACGGAGGCTACCGCAGGTGATCGTTTTGGGTAGCGGATTAACCGCCTTTAAAGACTGGTCCACCTTTAAAAGCTTCACAATCTTTTTGGCCTTCCCTTTTAGCTCAGTTGTCCGGCCACAGCAACTGATTTCTTCGACGTTGGGGACCGGGGGGACCCGGGGGAGCGTGTAGAAGAGGCGGCCAAGGTACTCGGCTGCTGAATCAACTACATCGTCAATATCAAGGGACATACGCTTGGCGTAGAGGCGATCTCTAAACAGATGCGCCCCTTTGTAAGGAAAATCCTTATATGTTCCCCACTCCGTTCTCTCCCCCCCAACGACTACTTCTTTC